CATCCTTATGGGTGGCGTGGACATCTCGGGTGGTAAGGCGATGGGCTCAGAGCAGAACGGTCTGTCTTCGCTCGCGATCGATGCTATCGGCGATCAGATCTTCTCGTTGGCCGGTGACGATCAGGCGGCACCTGAGATGGAGTACGACCTGGCGCTGACAGCCAATACTGTTGGTACTGGTTCGGGCACCGTAGCTGTGCGCGCGATATTCGTCAAGTCCGCGTAAAGCAGAAAGTTGTAATACAACCTGAAAAGCGTACCACTACCGCGCAGCGGCTAGGCGGTACGCTTTTTAGGGATAAGGAGTCTGCGATATGCCTTCTATACTGAGTGAGGTGGACTTATGCAACCTCGCCTTAGATCTGCTTAAAGTTCCCCCTATTACGAACATACGCGACCCTAAGACTCAAGACGAGGCTATTTGCAGCCGATGGTATGACACTACCCGCAGATACGTCTTACGCGCGCACCCTTGGAATTTTGCCAAGTATCGCGCGGTCTTGTCCCGAAATGCTACCGCCCCGATTACCGGGTACGCGGATAAGTACGCTCTCCCAAACGATTATATCCGCCTGCGGTTTATCGGAAGTGATGTGGACGACAGCCTTCTGGCGGAGGACTATCAGATCGAGGACGGTTTTATTTTGCTCGATAATGGTGGGTCGGCAGATCTGAATATAGGGTATATCCGAGATCAGACTCAGGTGAGTAAGTACGACGAGCTTTTTAAGAATTACCTCGCACAGCAGTTGGCGTACGTTATGGCGTATGCGTTTAGCGGTAAGGAGACACTGCGGCAAGGTATTAAGAAGATGCTCGATGAAACTCGAATGGAGGCTCGCGCGGTTAATGGCCAGGACAACCCTCCAAGGCGGATCACTCGTAGTCGCTTTATCGGAGCGCGCAGACAGTATGCCTCTGGATGGATTAACCGGACTAATCCTGAAATAATTCCGGGGGCGTAATGGAACGCACTAACCCCATTCTGAACTTTGCCGGGGGGTTGCTTACCCGAAAACTTTTCGGGCGGGTAGATCTTTCGTCTTACCCGATCGGCAAGTCTATCTCCAGGAACTTTATCGGTGAAGTGCAAGGGCCCGACACGTACCGCTCGGGCTCGCACTATGTTCTTCCTACCAGGCTCAACGGCCCCACTACCTTAATCCCCTTTGTTTTCAACGATGAACAGGCATACGCGCTTGCTTTCTCCGACGGTAAGATGCGTGTACTTACTGACGGGGGTGTAATAACCGAAGACCCGAACGTGATTACCGGTATCAATATCGCTACCGGGGCGGTGACTTCGAACGGTCACAGCTATGCAACAGGCGATCAGATATATATTTATGACGTAGTCGGGACGACCGAACTTAACGGTAAGTATTTTCTGGTAGTTTGGGTTGATGTCAACACTTATACCTTGGAAGATCTCGACGGCGTTGCAATCGATATGACGGCGTACACTGCGTATGTCTCTGACGGCTCTACTGAGCGTGTGTATGAGGTCGATGCGCCGTACGCTGAAGCTGATCTCGATGGCATAAGATACGCCCAAAAAGCTGACCTTATGTACCTGGTGCACCAGGATTACGAGATTCGCAAGTTGCGCCGTTATGGAGAAACTGACTGGCGTATAGAGACATTTACTCGGACGAGTGACCCTTTCACGAAGGCTACCACTGCTGCCACCCAGGCTAACCCTTGCGTGGTCACTGCTGTGGCACACGGGCTTGAAACAGAAGATGTAATCGAGATCTATGGTGTGGTGGGTATGACTGAGCTTAACGGTAATACCTATGCGGTAGTGACGCTTACTGCTGACACTATCTCTCTGAAAGACCCTACGTCTGGGGTCGACATAAACAGCACCGGGTATGGCGCCTACTCTTCCGGTGGGTACCTCTTCAAACAGGGTAACATGCCCGGTGCTGTAGCTTTCTACGGCGGCCGTCTTTTTTACGGTGGTACCGACGACGATCCGGAGACGTTCTTTGGCAGTCGTGCGCCAGACGACGACGGTGTATCTCGCTTCGATGATTTTACGGTTGGCTCGAACGAAGACGACGCGGTTATATTCCCTATCGCTTCTCAGAATAATACTGCTGACCGGATTCACTGGTTTGCCGGAACGAATAAGTTTCTGGCTATAGGTACTTACGGCGCAGTATATAAGGCGTATGGTGCAACTGAAGCCGCGCCGATCTCCGGGACAGCAGTGACAGTCCAGCCAGTAGACTTTTATGGAGCCCAGTATATGCTCCCGGTTCGTATCGGTACGAGCATATTTTATGTTCAGCGCGGGGGTCTGGTCCTTAACCGTTTCGCGTATAGTGTGCTCGAAGACAGTTTTTCGTCGGAAGATCTTAATGTGCTGTCTGACGAGTTGACATACCCAGGCATAACGCAACTCGCTTTACAGCAGGGGCGCCTAAATATTCTTTGGGCTATACGTTCTGATGGAGCGCTCTTAGGCATATCGACGAAAGAACAAGAGAAGATTGCCACCTGGCACTCGCATTATTTGGGCGGGACGGAGGTTAAAGTACAGAGTATTTGCGGAGAACCGCAGTCGGATAACTCAGATAACCTTTGGCTCGTCGTCGAACGGTCTATCAATAGTGTTACCCGAAAGTACATCGAGTATTTCTCTGCCGATCCAGTATTGCCAGAGCTCGAAGATTTTTATACTGACGACGAAGACGCTGACAAAGACGCTTTTGAAAAAGTGCAGTACGAGACATCGAAACAATTTGTAAAGGTTGATTCAGCGTTGACTTTGGACACGTCTCAAGCGATCGCTGTTACCCCCGGGGCGGTTACGGGTACCGGGATCGCCTTCACTGCGGCCACCCCTCTTTTTGCGGCCACGGATGTCGGGCGTCGTATCGTGAAAAAATACATTACGGGTTTTGAATCCGGCGTGGCGGAGATCACGGCGTATGTCTCTACGGTTGAAGTGACTTGTAAGATCTTAGAAGACTTTGACAGTGTCGACGCTATGAGTGCGGACGAGTGGTTTTTGACGGTGACTACGATAACAGGCTTAGATCACCTTGACGGAGAAGAAGTAGCCGTAGTCGTAGACGGCGCCATTCATCCGGTCCAGACAGTTGTTGATGGGGCCATTACATTGAACTCTTCGGCGACAATGGTGCATGTTGGGTCGGCTTACCGGGGATGGCTCCGGACGATGCCTCTTGAATCGCGGAGTGTTTCCGGCTCTTCAATGGCTATGACGTCGACGGTGAATAAAGTGGGAGTGCTATTTCGCCACACTCTCGGAGCTAAGTTTGGGACAGACCCTTACCGGATGGAGCGGATTATCTTCCGAACAACGAATGATCGTACCGGCCAGCCTCCGCCGCTTTATTCCGGTATGGCGGAGATCCGGATATCCGACGGGTATGGTCTGGAGAAATTTATCGATATCATCCAGGACGAGCCGCTTCCTTGCACGGTGCAAGCGATAATACCATTTACGGATGTGACTGAACGATGAAAATCGTACCCTTCCATTCAGAGCACTTAAAGATCATGGACATGCGTCCGTATGAATGGGAAAAGGTATACCCGTATTTGCCCCAGGCAGTTCTTGACCACTACTCGGCGTTGGGCCATGCGTTTACGCTGATGGAAGATGGCCGGATCATAACGTGCATAGGTTGGATACCACTATGGACCGGGGTGTTTGAGATCTGGCAGATACCGTCTATTCATATCTCGCACCACAAGATTGAGTATGTTCGAACGCTTAAAGATTTTGTTACGACGTACACGAAAAAGCTGAAAGCGCATCGTGTTCAGACGTATTCACCCGCTGACAGTTTACACGATGCGTGGATGACATTTATGGGGTTTGAGTGCGAAGGTACTTTAACGGAATACACTCAATTTAAAGAAGACTATCGATTGTGGAGCCGGAGGTTTACATGGGAGCATTAGCTGCAACCGCGGCGATAGCCTCGACGGCTATTGGCGCCGGGATGAGCATATACCAGGGTGTGCAGCAAAATGCGGCCTATAGAGTGCAAGCCGAAACCACGCAGTCGTACGCTCAGATGCAGCAGTTCGAAGCCGGCAGAGAAGCCAAGCGCATCGAAGACGACGGTAATCGGTTTGCGAAAAAGCAAAAAATGATGTATATCGGCAGCGGCGTAGAATACGGCGGCTCTGCGATCGTGACTATCGCCCAGACGAAAAAGTGGGCCGCTGCTGAAGCGGGCGCCAAGCGTGCGCGTGGAGCTGCGATTGTGGAGTATGGGCGCCAGACTTCTCGGATACAGCGCGGGCGCGGCCGGGCATCTCTTATAGGAGGCTTTGCCCAGGCTGGCCGGAAGATATACTCGTATGCTGACGCGAAAGGGTGGGCAGGATAATATGGGTTCAATACCTCAGTACCAGAGAAAACAGTTCGCGTCCTCTTATGTAGGGGGAGCACAGCGCGACGAGAGCGGTGCACTCGCGATCGGAGCGGTCCAGGACGAGCTTGTAGAGCCCATACGTAAGAACGAGATCGCGAAGCTCAAAGCTCGGGAAGAAGCCGCTTCGAATTTACAGGCGAATAATGTGGTCATTGATTACGCGTTGGCGGTACAGCGTGGGCTCGGAGATCTTCAAAAAAAATACGCCTCGAACTCGGAAGGGTATCTCGACGCCTCCCAGGAGTTTATGCAGAAAGAAGCCAATTCTTTTGCCAAAGGGATCGAGAATATTCGGGTAAGAAATAAATTTCTACCCGCGGCAGGTTCTATTCGAAAAGCGGCTATTGGCCCGGCGTTTAGGTGGGCGCAAGATCAACAGACAGCTATCGCGGCTATTTCGGTCGAAGCCGCAGCGCGAACGACCGCTCTGGCTGCAAGTCAGGCCCGTTCGCCAGAAGAGTATGCCGCTACGATCGCTGCGCTCGATGATACGGATAAAATGGCTGAAGGTATCGTGGATCTTAAAACCCGAGAAACTGCCAAAGCTAAAGCTCACAAAGCGTCTATGGAAGCGTTCATAGGCAACACTATCCAGAACGACCCTATCGGCGCAAAGAAAATGCTGAAGAGTGGCGTTCTCGATAAGATGCCCGGATATGACGCTGCGCTTAAAGCGAAATACATATCGAAGGCTGAGACGAAGTTACGCTCCGATCAGAGCGCGCTGCATAACGATATGCGGGACAACGCCAACCGCATGAGTATCCAGGCGATTGCGGGAGCCACATCGGTCGAGGCTATAGTGGCAGCGATGGAGTCCTCGG